ACACGCTGGTTGCCAGGTTGGGAGCTGAGGCAGTCGAGACGGAGTATAACAATGATCCGCCTGACGAGTTAGGGCCAGTCGAATCTGGCATCTATGCAACCCTGATACAGCGGCGGTTGTCTGGCTATCCGCGGCGGGTTGTGCCTCCAAGCTGCACCACGTTGACTCAGGGGATCGACGTACAGAAACTTGGCGTCTATTGGGTGATTAAAGCATGGCAGCCAGATGCCACCAACTACATCTTGGATTATGGATTTTACGAGACGCAGGGGACGGTGTACGGTAGCGATGAAGGCGTGGAGCTGGCGATCCGCAGCGCGATACTGGGCCGGTTCGAGCAGCAGAAAGAATTTCCTTGCATGACAGTTGACGGGGAGATCGTAGATCTTGACCTGACGCTAATTGATTCAGGCTGGCAGTCCCCCGCGGTGTATCGAGCATGTGTGGAATCCGGTTTAGGTTGTTATCCAGCTAAGGGCCACGGCAAGAGTCAGGGCTGCGCGGTGACTAACTTCCACGATCTGTGGAAGCGGACACCGGATCGGCGGCCTGGCGACGGCTGGTTTATGTCGAAGCTCCCCAAGGGATTTTGGCTGGTGCATTGTGATACCGACCGGTGGAAGTCTTTTGAGCATGCCAGGTGGTTGACGACTGAGGGTAAGCCGGGGGCTGCTTACCTATTCGGTGAGATGACTGACAAGGAACGCAAGTTTCTGGGCAAGTATCTACCGAAAGAGAGCAAAGAACATATCAGCTACGCCAAGCATTTGACATCTGAGGTTGAGGCAGAGGAATTGATCCGCGGATCCTTGAAGCGGGTTTGGAAAACGAAGGCTGGCCGGGGGCAGAATCACTATTTCGATGCCAGCTACTTGGCATCGGTTGCCGCATCGATGAAGGGCATTAGCTTACTGGGATCAGGCAAGCCGGCCGGAGCTGCCAAACGCAGATCCCTGGCAGATATGGCGAAGGGCAAGTGATGGATCAACGAAGATCGCTTCAAGATATGGCATCCGAGAGTAGCGGGTTGAGTTGTCCCAAGTGCGGCTGTCGGATGATCGATGTATCTTATCGAACCGCCATTTCTGGCGGCTATCGCCGGGTGCGGGCCTGCCGCAATTGCGGGCAGCGAATGCAAACTTCGGAGCAGTATGATGGACTATTGCCAAAAACTGGCAGGTGATATTCGATATATCGAATCAAATAGCCTGAATCCGTAGACTTCGCTTGTATCTTGCTATTCTTAGGGCATGGCTACTCAAGCAGAACTAGATGCGATTGAAGCTGCAATTATCGAAAACGCTTCCGGGCCGGCAAGCGTATCGGTATCCGGTCAGACGGTTACAGCCAGGACGGCCGACGATCTTATCAAATTGCATAACCATCTGACTGCCAAGAAGGCAATGGATCAAAGCCACTTCGGCTTGCGATTTACAAAGTTGGTTCCACCAGGATGCGGATAATGCCAGCGGTGATAGATCAATTCGGACGACCGATCAGCAGCAATGGGAAACCTCGCGCCGCTTTAACGCAATTGCCGCGGACTTCCAATTGGCACCGGCTGCGGGCCGAATACGATGCTGCACGCGACACCGACGAGTTTAAGAATTACTGGGCCAACTCGGATCAATATGATGCTGACTCAGCGAATAGTCGGCCGGTTCGAGAAAAGCTTGTTCCACGTTCACGGTATGACGTTTCTAGCAATGGGTATGCGGACGGGATCGCACAGACCTACGCGACGGATACCGTGGGCGTGGGGCCTAAGCTGCGGATGCAGTCAGGGAGCCAGGGCTTTAACCAGATGGTTGAAGCGGAGTTCACACTCTGGGCCAAGGCGATCCGTCTTAGGCGCAAACTCTGGTGTCTATGCCATGCCAAGCATACAGACGGCGAGGGGTTCGCGGTAGTGAGAACCAACAGGAACTTGCGCAACAAAGTAAAACTTGATCTGGTGTTGTATGAAACCGAGCAGTTTCAGACGCCGGACCTAGAGTTCTTCAATGAGGGTGCGATTGACGGCATCCGGTTCGATCAGTATGGCAACCCGATCTCTTATGATCTGTTAAGGCGTCACCCTGGATCGACAACTTTTGTAGGCGGCTATCAGGAAGCGGAGCGAATCCCAGCCAGGTACGTTTTGCAGTGGTTCAAACTTCGCCGGCCAGGTCAGCACCGGGGGATCCCAGAAACTACCAGTACGCTAAACATGGGAGCCGCGGCCAGACGCTACCGCGAGGCTACCATTGCCGCAGCTGAAACTGCGGCCGATTTCACGCTATTCCTCAAAACGCAAGTCAGTCCCGACACGTTAGAGCTCGTGGATCCAATGTCCACGATGGATATCCAGAAACGGATGATGACGGCCTTGCCGGACGGCTACGATCCATTTCAGATGCGGGCCGAGCATCCAACCGCTACCTACGAAGCATTCCATAAATCGCTGATCAATGAGCAGGCCAGGCCGAAGTCAATGCCGTACAACAAGGCGGCTTGTGACAGCAGCAGCTACAACTACGCCTCCGGCCGATTAGACCACCAAACCTATTATGGTGCCTTGGATGTGGATCGTGAGGACGGCAACGATCTGGTTTTGGATCCGTTGTTCGATCTGTGGTTCGACGAGGCGATTCGGGAGTATCGATGGCTTGGTGCCAATCCCAGCTTAGTGGGGCCGGCCGCCAGGATCCACGGCTGGGATTGGCCGAAGCACAGAGTAGCCGACATTGCAGCCGAGGCACGAGCCAATAACATCAACCTACGTAATGGGTCAACGAGCTTAAATAAATTGTACTCAGAAGCTGGCGAAGATTTCGAGGATGAAATCGTGCAGATGTCGGCTGATTATGGCATTACGCCTGATGAAATGCGCAGAGTATTTTTACATCAAATGTTTCCGACTGGTGCCGCGATAATCGATCCACCGCCAGAAGCGATTGGACAAAAAACAGGAGCATTGAACGATGCGGAAGAAGAAAAATCGAGGCAGGATAAACAAGCTTCCCAAGATGCAGGCAATTAAGAAACCATCAGTCATTGCGATGCACGCTCCGGTGAAAATCGAGGCAGCGGAGCAGGATGATGATGGCAAACAGAAACCTGCCAGGTTCACTGCCGATATCTATACCGGCACCGACATGGAGATCGGCGGTTACGATCTTCCATTGGTGATCGACCTGGAGGGGATGGCTGAGGGCAAGGTCTTGGTGGCTAACCTGGATCACGATTCAACGCAGCGAGTTGGCAATTTCGATCTGGTCAATAGCGGTGAAACACTTACTGCCGTGGGTGTAGCCACCGCCGCGACTGCCGCACGGGACGAGGTGGTGAACAGCGCGGCTGGTGGCTATATTTGGCAGGCTTCGATTGAGGCAACCCCCAAGGCTGAGCCGGAGAAAGTCAAGAAAGACGATAAGGTTACAGTGAACGGCCAGGAATTTACCGGGCCGATGTATGTTGTCCGCGAGAGTTCGCTGACAGGTTTCGCATTCGTTTCGCATGGCGCGGACGACATGACTAGTGTTTCTATTGCGGCTTCGACCGCATCAAAAGAGGAGGATGAGACCGTGGATCCTAAGTTTAGAGCGTGGATAGAGGCCATGTTGCCTGACATGGATATCGATGAGATGACGACTGAGGAGGTCATCGATGGCTTGCAGGCCAACTATGACGGCAAGCCTACGAAGAAAAAGAGGGCTGCCGCCAAAAGCACCGAGGAAGAATCGCTGGATGCGATCCTTGCCAAAGAAAAGGCTAACAGGAAACGGATTAGCGCGATTACGCAGATCACGGCGCGGGCGATTGCGGAAAACCCGCAACAGATCGAAGCGATCGAGGCGCTTGCACGATTAGCGATTGATGGCGACTGGGATGAGGAGCGATTTGAGTTGGAGTTGCTTCGGGCTACCAGGCCGCAAGGGCATACCGTATTTGCCACCAGGGCTGGCAAGGATGCAGTTACTGATAAGGTGCTAGAGGCTGCCGTTTGCGTGGCCGGCCAACTGCCGACATTGGAGGCGGATTTCGATGAAAAGACTTTGGAAACCGCCTACAAGAAGTTCCGCGATGGGCTGGGCCTGAAGCAACTGATCCTGATGGCTGCTAAGGCCAATGGCTACGATGGCTACGATGTGACGGTTGAGGCGCAGCGGGCTGCATTCAATATGCAGGGCAACAATAGCAGGTCGATTCATGCCGGCGGCATGTCCACTTTGAGCCTGTCGGGGATCTTGGGCAATGTGGCCAACAAGTTCCTGCTTCAAGGCTGGAACAATGTAGATATGGCATGGAGGGACATTACCGCGATCCGATCAGTCCGGGATTTCAAGACATCGACCAGCTACAGTCTGACCGGTGGCTTTGAGTATGAGCAGGTTGGACCGGCCGGCGAGATCAAGCACGGTGAGGTTGGATCCGAGAGCTATACCAACAAGGCCGAAACGTATGGCAAGATGTTTGCTATCACGCGGACGGATATCATCAACGACGATCTGGGTGCGTTGACTGCGGTCCCAAGGCGACTTGGCCGTGGTGCTGCTTTGAAGCTGAACAACATTTTCTGGACGGAATTTTTAGGTGCTTTAGCTGCTGCATTTTTCGATGCTGCAAATAGCAATGTAAGCACCGGAGCTCTAGGCGCAGAAGCTGGCGCTTCACTTACTGCGGCTGAACTCGTGTTTCTGAACCAGACCGATCCAGATGGCTACCCACTAGGGATCATGCCGTCGATTATTTTGGTTCCGCCTTCGTTAAAGCAAACCGCTGTTTCCTATATGAACAGTGGCTACTATGTCGGCGGTGATACAACTGTGCCAGGGGAAAATAACTGGGTGGGTCGGTTCAAGATCGTCACATCTCCGTACATGGAGAACAGCAACTACACTGGATACAGTGCGGCTGCCTGGTATCTGCTGTCGAATCCGAACGACCTGGCAACGATTGAAACCTGCTTCCTCAACGGGCGCGAGGCTCCGGTGGTTGAGACGGCTGATGCCGACTTCAATGTGCTGGGCATCCAGATGCGTGGCTATCATGACTTCGGCGTTAACCTGCAAGAGCCGCGAGCCGGAGTCCGTAGCACTGGAGCGTAAATAAGGATTTGAACCTTGAAGATTAAAGTATTAGCGAATCTTGGTCGCGGTCTGCCTGACTACAAGGAACAGCAGATCGTGGAAGTGGACGACGAAGAGGGCCAGGCTCTGATAGATCAGGGCCTGGCCATTATCCACGGAGTTCCCAAGAAACCCAAGATCACCGCACCGGCACCCGAACCGGTGGATCTGACCGAGGAAAATTCGGACACCATGAAGCGATTCAAGGCCAAGGGGAAGGAATCCAAGAAATGAGCCAGGACAACGGTCAGCCTAGTGTCACTGTATGCCTCGGACAGCCTGGCTATGGCTCTCTGACGGCTGGGGCTGCTAGATCCTTCTGGCGGGCTACAAGCGGCACGGTGGCGATCCAGGGCGTTCAGGCGGAGGCTAAGCTGGAGTGCTACTACTCCGAAACCAGTTTGCTAGGGCTTAGCTTCAATATCCTATGGTGCTGGGCGTTGAACCGGGCGCATCAGGGCAAGCCGATCGACTACTTTGCCATGATACATAGTGACATTGAGGCTGAGGATTTCTGGCTAGATAAGATGATCGCCGAATTGGAGGATAAGAACCTAGATGTTCTTGGGGCCGTGGTTCCGATCAAGGATGGAAAGGGAGTAACTAGCATCGCGCTGGAAAGGCCAGATCGGGACAATTGGAGTCCCCATTGCCGGTTGACATTGCGTGAGGTGCTTTCAGATCTGCCGGAGACGTTTACCTCTGAGGATGTAGGCTATCCGCTGCTGCTCAATACTGGCTGCTGGGTTGCTAAGTTTGATCTGGACTGGGCAAGGCAGTTGTACTTTACGGTAAACGATCGCGTGGTATTCGATAAAACCAAGAATATGTACGTGCCTCAAGTAGAATCAGAGGACTGGTATTTCTCGCGGCTAATGAATGAGATGGAATTGAAGATCGGAGCAACCCGCATAGTCAAGCTAGATCATTGCGGACAGATTCATTATTCCAACTATAGAGTATGGGGT